CGGGGCAGCGATCCGATCAGATCGTCGGTCCAGAATTCCGGCTTTACGGTGCGGATGCGACTCACTTCGGTGCATCCTTCCACTGCGGAACCGGGATGGATGGGCGCTGCCGCTCCCGAAGCAACGTGACCTCGGTTCTGAGGAGGCGGATCTCGTCTTGCGCTTCGATCAACTGGCGTTCGGTCTCGGTGAGATGAAAACGCATGTATCTGGCATAGGCTTTGCCGGCGTACCGGCCATCGACGATGTTGTCCGAGGCCTCTGCCGCGCAGCGAGCATCGCAATAGTCCCGCCAGAGCGTTTGTTCGTGAGCTTCGGACATGGCCTCTTGCTGAAATCTCTCGATTTCTGCGTCGTGGGTCGGATCGCTCATCCCGCCACCTTCCCCTTCGCCAACTCCCGCATCGTCACTGCCGCCTCTTCCCGATACCGCTCGTGGCAGGCGCCCGCGTGCATCCAGGCGTGATGGTGACGGACCTCCGTCAGTACGGCCACGAATGGCGACTCTCGGGTCTCGACTTCGTCGCAGACGACACACCGGGCAGTGTTGGTCGAGGTGGATGCTCGGCTCATCTCCCTTCCACCTCCACGAACAGTCTTCGTCTGGGCAGTTCCGGCGTCGGATTGGCCTTGCGTTTCGCGCTCGCTGGGAATCCTGCGGACCGAATGGGCCGCTTCGGTGCGGGACGTGCGCCACGGTGGCGCGCCTCCCTGCGCTTCGCTCGAGCGATGGTCGGCAGGTCCACCTTCGCGGTCTGATCGCGATGGCATGACCTGTGGGCAGGCTGTAGATTGTCCCCGCCGTCCTCGCCGCCGAGTTCAAGTGGGATGCCGTGACTTAAGTCCCACAGCTCGGCGATGGCGATCTTGCCGTGGCAGAGATGGCAGATGCCGCGATGGCGCTTGAAGATGGCCAAGCGCTCGGTGGTCGAGATGCGGCGCCGGCTCAATGCACCAACTCCGCTACGGGCCGCGTGCGCTCGCGGGACTCGTCGGCCAAGTCCACGAGATCCCCGGCCAACGTCATGACTTCCTCGGCAGTCAGCACGATACCGGCCAGCACTGTATTGTCGCCGTGCGTGAGGGCGAGGTGAATGCCGTCGCATTCGGTGCACAGGAAGGCTTCGACGCCATCGGCGAGACGGGCACGGCGGGTCATCAGGCAGCCCGCCCGGCTTGTTGCCGGAGCGTCGTGGGATCGGTTCCGATGATCCCGGCCATGACGTCGAGGCACTTCTGTTTCGAGTCCTCGAACCTCATCTTTCCCATCGCCCGCATGGACTGGCTGAGCGGCTCATAGATCGTCACCACGCTATCCGCAGCGTCGACCACCGCGAACTCGCGGGCTAGCCGCATCTCGGTTACCCAGCGCAGGGCCTCCGCCCGCGACGCGCAAACGATGGACCGCTGATCACAGAAGCCGGCACGAACCAAACAGTAGCGGCGGAGGTGGTCTGGCGACGGCCATTGCGATGCTAGATGCTCGGGCAGGTTCATCCAAGCGTCGTGGACGACAGCGAAGAAGTGATCGTGGCTGACCTGGCTTCGCTGCTCATAGGCCACCACGAGCACGCGCGTGCCGGGCTCAAATGTCCGGGCCGCGATGCGTGGATAGACCGGGACCATGGCACCGTCCTCGATGACGTCGAAGCAAACTGGATCTGTCATTGAGCATACCTCCAGACGAATCCTTTGTATCCCTTTTGCCTCCCCGCACAGGCGTCAAGAATAGATGCTGACTTTCCGCCTACCGAGATCGCTGCTTCCTCAAGTGTGCCGAAAACAACACCGTCTGATCGTTCTACGGATCGCGCTCTCCGGCTATTCCGAACTTGTGTCTTTTGATCTGCCCACCGACAGTTATCTGGGCTGTAACCCAAATCATTGTTTATGCGATCTAACGACAATGACAAAGACGGCCTTTCTCCCATATCTTTTAGAAAAAGGTCAAAACTTCTCCACCTATCACATATTGTGATGCCTCGACCACCATAGAAAGGATAGTTCGGGTTGTTAGGATTATTGCATCGCGTGTTCATACTAAGCCAGGAGCTATAAGTCGGGCTGTATCCGTTGACCGTATGTCCATGTTTGAATGCACGTTCGCCAACAGTCTCACGACTAGGACGAACAGAGTTTGCCACAGGTTGGCTCACTCTGCCGCCTCCAGTTCAACCGGTGGCGGGTCGGCGATCAACTGATCCACAGCTCCTTCTGTATCGAAAATGTCATAACCTTGATCTTCGGCAAACCTCAGGTTTTTGACGCCTGTTGTGAAGTACGACGGCTTTAATTCCACACCAATGAACCTTCGCTTGGCCTTGATCGCTTCATAACCTTCCGATCCGATGCCCATAAAGGGGGATAGAACCGTGTCGTTCTCGTTCGACCATAACCGGATCGCGCGTGAAATGAGGCCAAGTTGTAGCGGGCAAAGGTGTCGCTCGTCATCGGCCTCGCGTGCCGCACGCACGTTCAGAACATCGGTCTGGTCAATATCCATCCATACCGACGACGCCCATCGCTGCCACTGATCCACGGGAAACTTGCGGGCATCCTGTCCCACTGGATCGCAGAGCTTTTCATCGGCTGGAGTTTTGCGGAACACGAGAACATAATCTGCCATCCCTTGTCTGGATCGCGTCGCGTCCTTCTGAAGTTGCTTGTAGAGCAAACCTAGCGCCTTGGTGCGCTGCATCTCGACGACCGGATCTTTCCAGACCGTGATGCGTGAATGATAGGTCCACCCAGCATCCTCGTGCGCCCGGATGATGTCCCCAGGCATATCGTAAAGGCCGATCTTGCCATGCATCGTCTTTGTGCGTGGTAGATCTGAGCAGTGTACGGCGGTTAAGCGTCCGGGTTTGGTGACGCGATACATCTCGCGGCATAGGAAGCCGTATTGCTCGAAGAACTCAGGTTCGGATCGGACATTACCCATGTCGCGCTCGCTATCCGAATAAATGAATAGATGCGCAAACGGTGGGGAATAGACAGAAAATCCGACACTTGAGTCGGGCAATCCACCGACGACTTCCACGCAATCGCCATTGATCGCGGTGAACCGCTCGCCGTTTTCCTGATCGATAACGTGCGTCATGCTGTTACCCAAGCTGGAAGCTTGGCCTCTTTCTGAGGTTGATAGGAGTTGCGGGAGCGCTGCGCCCGCATGGATTTCAACATGGCCGCAACCATCTCGCGCTTCATCGCTTCATGATCTTCGCCCTTGCGATCGATGACGGCCTTGATCGCCATTTCTGTATCGGCAGTGACGACATGGATCTCGACAACACGCTTTTGTCCAAAGCGCCAGGAACGGCGGATGGCCTGATAATAGTTCTCATATGAGAAGCTTAGCCCAGCAAAGACGTGCCGTGCGCAATGTTGCCAGTTCAAACCATAGCCTGAAATTACAGGCTTACTGACCATGACCCGCTCGCGGCCATCCGAGAAGGCGATAAGGCGCCGTTCTTTTTCTTCGGGCTTTTGTGATCCACGGACCTCGACGACACCTGATCCTTTGATCCGCGCCATTACTGCATCAGCCTCGTAATCGGTGTCGACCCACACAACCCACGGCTCTTCAGGATCGCGTGCCAGCACAAGCGCGACTCTTTCGGCGCGCGCCTCGATCGTCAGTCGTTTCTCTGTATGGATTGCTGTCGCCGAGGTGTCCGGGATGCGAAACAACCGGGATTGCCCATCCTTTTCAGCGCCCGTTGCGACAGTGCGATCGGCGTCGATGACGTGATGCGTGACTTCACAGATCGGCAGTGCAAAACCACCATCGTCGAAACCGAGATCGGAGGGATGTGAAACGCACCGAGCCCACGATGCGACCCATGCCCAGAAGCTCTCCCGCGCGTGACGCTTCAACCGCCAAGTCCCCGTATCCATGGTGTCGTTGATGAACCAAATCGGAAGCATTTCGACCGATCTCATGACCCCCAGGAACTCGGCGTGTTGTCCTAGTTCGGTATGGTCGTTCGGAGCCGGCGTGGCCGTACAGCACAGACGGAAAGGTGTGTTCGCGAAACTCTCAATAAGTTTACGAGTCGTCTTTCCGTTCATATTCTTGATGACGGATGACTCATCGAGGATGACCCCACCGAATACAGAGGCATTAAACTTGTCTAACCGGTCATAATTCGTGATGTAGATCCGGCGCACGCCCATCTCTTCGGAGCTTCGGACGGCTTGAGCGTCGATCCCGAACTTTTGCGCTTCTCTCTCATGTTGATGAGCCACGGCGAGCGGGGCCAGCATCAAGACGGGCTTGCGAGTGTGTTCGACGACGATCCGGCCCCACTCCAAGGCACAGAGGGACTTTCCGAGCCCGGTATCATAGAACAGGGCCGAACAACCGGCGCGTAGTGCGAACTCCACTCCGTGCTTTTGATGCGGGAACATATCCGGATGCAGTGCTGGAATAT